GAATCTTTCTACTCAGAAGTTAAAGTTGCAAGGTTGCAAATAGATTTAAAAGAAGAGTCGGATAAACTAGGTTCTTTACCAGTAGCCGGTAAATAACTAATGCAAGTAGTCGATGATAAGGCGATCATACTTAGAACTAAACGTCCGCATCTAGTCACTGAGGCTATCGAAAGGTGTAAGGTTTTAAGCGAAGAAGATGGGATGTATAAAGTTGCAGTTAAATGGGACTTAAAAGGAGCGCAAGCACTAGCAAAGTTGAAGGTTGAAGGTACACCTTCGCCCATTACACGCGACTATGAATGGACTGGTAAGCATGAACCCTTTGCCCACCAACGTGAAACTTCTGCTTTTCTTACACTACACAAGAAAGCTTTTTGTTTTAACGAGCAGGGTACAGGTAAAACTGCTAGTGTAATATGGGCAGTGGATTACTTGATGAACTTAGGACACCTCAAACGTGTACTTGTAATCTGTCCTCTGTCTATTATGAAATCAGCATGGCAACAAGACTTATTTAAGTTTGCCATGCACCGCAGTTGTTCAGTTGCTCACGGCACGTCTACCCAACGCAAAAAGATAATCAACGCAGGAGCAGAGTTTGTCATTATAAACTTTGATGGCGTAGCTGTAGTTTCAGAAGAGATTGTCAATGGTGGGTTCGACATGATCGTAGTTGATGAAGCCAATGCTTATAAAAACGCGCAGACAAACCGTTGGAAAACGCTCAACAAACTTGCGACTAACATTCCCTGGATGTGGATGCTTACTGGTACTCCAGCAGCTCAATCACCTGTTGATGCTTTTGGTTTAGCCAAGTTAATTAATCCAGATGGCGCACCTAAATACTTTGGACAGTTTCGTGACAAGGTTATGTACAAGATAACTCAGTACATATGGAGACCTAAGCCAGATGCGGACACTACGGTACATAAAGTTTTACAACCGGCAATTAGGTTTGAGAAAGATCAGTGCCTAGACTTACCTCCAGTTGTGCATGTGGAACGCGAAGCTCCACTTACTAAGCAACAAGAGACTTACTATAAGTTATTGAAAGATAGGATGATGATGCAAGCAGACGGAGAACAGGTTACTTCGGTCAATGCTGCTACTAACTTAAACAAGCTGTTGCAAATCTCAGGGGGTGCCGTTTATTCCGATGACAAAGAAGTTATACAGTTTGATGTAAGTAACAGACTAAAGATTGTGAAGGAAGTAATTGAAGAGTCATCACACAAAGTACTCGTGTTTGTACCTTTTACGCATACTATAGAATTGCTTAAAGAGTTCTTAACTAAAAGTAAAATTACTTGCGAAGTAATCTCTGGGAAAGTCACGGTTAACAAACGTGCTGAGATTATTAAGACGTTCCAAGAAGATGACGACCCACACGTTCTTATCATACAACCGCAAGCCGCGTCACATGGTTTAACTTTAACAGCCGCTAACACAGTTATATGGTACGCACCAGTTACTAGCGTAGAGACATACCTACAAGCTAACGCCCGTATAAATAGGCCCGGTCAACATAACTCTATGACGGTAGTACACGTAACAGGAAGTGCTGTGGAAGAACGGCTCTACACGATGCTTCAAAATAACATCACTAACCACAATAAGATCATTGATTTGTATAGACAGGAAATAGATGCTTGACAATGTAAAAGACTCTGCTAAACTGGTTATCCCTTTAAAAAGGAGCGAACATGACTAAGTTAACAGCAGACAGAATGGCCTCAGATTATATGAAGTTGAGGCACACCATCAAAGATAAAGAAGACGAGATCAAAAAGCTTAAAGCAATACAGGCTAAGATTTCTGACAAGATGCTAGAGCTATGTGCAGAACAAAACGTAGATAGCTTAAAGACTCAAGAAGGTACTATTAGTCGCAGAGTAATATCTCAATACTGGACAAGTGACTGGGAGAGAATGCACGAGTTCCTTATAAAACATAACGCACTGCATCTGCTTGAGAAACGAATTCACAATGGCAACATGAAAGAGTTCCTAGCTGAAAACCCTGAGCTATGCCCTGAAGGGCTACAGGCTAACAGTAAGTTTGCTATCTCTGTACGTAAGCCGACAAATAAGTGAACCGACTAGAAACACAAGACGGATGCTTTTTAGACCCTGTTACTTACGCACCTAAAGCGTCAATCAAAGTAGTAATAGCTGACGAAGGTTTGTTATCTAGGAACTACTACGACCACTCAGGCAATCTTAAGTGTTGGTCTTCGGACTCCAATACCCCCGACCCCAGCGTGTCGGTTGAGAACAGAGAGTCTGCTCGATGTATTGATTGTGTGCAAAACATAAAAGGTGCAACCGGATATAAGAGTAAGCCTTGTAAGTTCTATACAGTTATTACCGTAGTAGAAGAAGAATCTAAAACAGTGTGCAGTTTACGAATTGGAGGTATTAGCTTATTTGCCAAAGCGGTAAACAAGATGACTCTATATCAGTACCGAGACTATTTAAAAAGTAACGGAGAAGAACTCAACACTGTTTTGACAGAGATATATTTTGTTGAGACTTACAACCTACACAAGATGTATTTCAAACCTGCTCGACCAATTAGTATGGAAGAGCTAGATGCTGTAAACAAACTCGTCTTAAAAGACGGCGAATATATTAACCCTTTTGATAATGGAAATGAGAATATGAAAGACAACGAGCATATAATTAAAAATGTACTCGCGCATTACCCACGTATAAACCAGCCATACAAATGGAGTGACCAGCAAAATAAAAGTGTTCCTTGCGATGCAATGGAAGACGGTGCTTCTTATGACTTAGGTTTTAAAATGAGTTTAGAGCAAGCTAAAGAACTGGATGCTCTAATGAAAAAAGCTTGGGAGGCTAGGAAAAAAGCTGACGATTCGTTCCCGCAAAACAAACTAAAGATGAGTTTTAAAAAGCAAGACGATGGAACTTATGTGGGTTCCGCTAAGATAAAAGCCCAATATAGCGGTAAGAAAACTGGGATACCAAAGCAGTTTGACGTAAAAAATAATAAGCTTGAGCCAGACTTTGAGCTTACTCATGGTAGCTTAGTAAATATAGCTGTTAACATTACACCGTATAAACAAAACGGTGGTGGGGTATCTCTTCGACTACGCGGGGCAATGATTAAAAAACTAGAGCCACGTATGGAAGCGTCTCCTTTTGATGTAGAAGAAGATGGTTTCACTATAGGTGAAGAGTCAGGTAGTCCGTTTACTGTTGAGGATTCTGGAGATGATTTTGAAGAAGCTACTACAACTGCTTCTGAACCTGATCCGTTTGATGACGAAGAAGAGCCAGTAGCGGAGCCGGTAAAACGTAAGAAGAAAAAGGAAGAGCCAAAGCCCGACGGTGAAGACTTATCTTCTATTATAGACGAATGGGGGAGTGACGAAGACTAATGAGTTACGGTTATACAACTCGACTCGATAGCCTTAATAAACAGGCAGACCGAACCTCACTGGGAGTAAAACTAGGAAGGGTATGTATTAAGCATGACATACCTGTTTCCGATGTTGCCTCTCAGTTGGGGGTCAGCAGACAGACGGTCTACAACTGGTTTATGGGTACGCACGAGCCGCACTCTGACTTAACTAGTGCGATTAAAAAGTACATAGATAAGTTTAAACAATAATTAGAATTGGTTACATAACCAAGAGGGCTTGGGGGTAATCTGCCCCTGCAAATTATATGGAGAACTTTAATTTAATAGAACATGTAGTGCCATCGGGAGGGTGGTATTGTGCAGTTGGCATACCCCCCGGCAAGAACCAAAAAGTAATTCACAAGTGGACAAAAGACAAAGAAGAACTACAAACTGTATTTGATACCTTTGCTTCCCAAGGTAAGCACGTATACTTCGGGCTAGCTAAGTACAAAGAAAATACTAAACGTACAGCAGACAATGTAGAGTCTTTGCAGTCTTTATGGGTAGATATAGATTGTGGTGAAGGTAAAGCAAACTCCATCGAGCAATCAACAGGTCTACCCGAAGGTTACGCTACACAAGCAGAAGGGTTACGCGCTTTAGCTTCTTTTACTAAAACGCTAGGTCTACCAAGGCCAACACTGGTTGACTCAGGTAACGGTGTACATGCGTACTGGTCGTTTACTGAAGAAGTACCTAAAGAGCAGTGGATACCTGTAGCTAAACGTTTTAAAGAAGTGTGCGTTACTCAAAAGTTTTGCGCCGACCCTAGAGTATTTGAAGTAGCACGAATACTTAGAGTTCCTGGTACTCTGAACGTTAAGTACGATACCCCTAGTAAAGTAAGTGTAAAACATGTAGCGGCTGCCATTCCGTTTAGTGAGCTACGCGACGTGCTTGGTGTTGACGAAGACGCAGTAGAGATACCTAAGACCGCAAAGAATCTTAGTTGGGAAGAACGTGTTTTTGCAGAAGACCATACTACTTCGTTCAAAGCAATTATCACCAGAGAAAACCCTTGTAAACAGCTTGTTGATTGCATTAAGAATCGAAAGACTTTAGCTGAACCTAGATGGTTCAATGCTTTATCTATAGCTAAACACTGTAACGATTCCGATAAAGCAGTACATGCGTTATCTAAGGGCCATCCCGATTACGATCCTGACATGGTTCAGCGTAAGATCAAGGGTATAAAAGGACCGCACGGATGTGACAAGTTTGCTGAACACAACTTGGTTGGGTGCGAAGGGTGCGTACATAAAGGAAGCATTACTAGTCCAATACAACTCGGCAAAGAACCGGAACTGTTTGAGGAAGAAGAGGAAGAAAAGGATACCAAAAAACCCCCGTACCCTAAGAATTACTATAAGGCAAAAAGTGGGGGGATATGGTTTCACAACTTGGAAGATGAGAACAGCACTGGGCCTAAGTTAATTTACCCGTATGATTTTTATGTTGAGAAACGAATGTGGGACCCCGGCGAAAGCTCTTACCAAGCTGTGTTTAAGTTGCACAGCCCTCGTGATGGTCTCCGAGAGTTTGTAATAAAACTGTCTAAGGTAACAGATGAGCGACAACTAAAAGCGTTGCTATCAGAAAACGGAATCTTAGCTCCCAAAAAACAATTTACACTTATAACGCAGTACATTATGGATTGCATTATTGAGTTGTCAAAAAGAAAAGAGGCAGAAATAATGAGAACACAATTCGGTTGGGCAGACAACCACACTAAATTTATTGTAGGTACTAGAGAAATCACAGTGGATGGGGTGTATCACTCTCCAGCTTCTTCGGTTACTGAAGACCTTGTAGATTACTTTGAACCCGCAGGTACGTTAGACAAATGGAAAGAAGTTTTTAACTTATACGATAGGGAAGGTTTAGAGATACAAGCGTTTGCTGCACTGTCTGGCTTTGGTGCACCCTTGTTACAGTTTACTGGACAGAAAGGTGCGATTATTAACTTAGTACACAAGGACTCTGGTACAGGTAAAACAACTGTACTTAGGATGGCAAACAGTATTTGCGGTGACCCTGAACTTCTTTTAGGTACTCCACGCGACACGGCGGTAGCAAAGATAACTAAGCTCGGACTACTCAACAATATAGTAAACACAATGGATGAGTTAAGTAACATGCCCGCTGAACAGTTGACGGACTTTGCTTACGCTACATCACAAGGCAGAGGTAATGATAAAGGAGACCCTCACGCAAACAAGCTACGCAAGAACAACACTACTTGGCGGACTATATCTTTAACCAGTTCTAACTCTTCGTTCTATGACAAACTACAAGGACTAAAAGATCACCCAGATGGGGAGATAATGAGGATAATTGAATTTGTTGTAGAGCCTTTAGATGGAGAGATTGTTTCTCCTGAAGAGGGTAAAGAAATGTTTGACCATCAACTCGGTGAAAATTACGGTCATGCCATTGTTCCTTTTATACAGTACGTGATTGCAAACTTTGAAGACTGCATGGAGTTAATAAAAGAAGTACAGGGTACGATAGATAAAAAACTTAAACTAACAAGTAGAGAAAGAAACTGGTCTGCTATGCTTTCAGCTAATATAGCCGGGGGGATAATTGCTAGGAAAGTTGGGTTAATAAATTTAGATATAGGTAGAATCTACAAAAAAGTTGTACCTGTAATTCAAACTACAAGAAAGGACACTACTCCGCCAGTAGATACTGCAAGCGCAACTATTGGTGAGTTCTTAAACCTGTATAACCAACACTTGTTGATAATTAATAATAGTGTAGACAAGCGAGCAGCTAGATCAACTTCTCCAGTATTAGAACCCAGAATGGGTTTGTTGTTACGCTATGAACCAGATACTAAACTTATGTACATTACTGCTAACGCACTAAAGAAATACTGTAACAATAATCATGTTGGGTACAGAGCACTAATTAAAGAGTTGAAAGCTAAAAAAATGTGTTTAGCTGATGCCAATAAGCAACTAACAAAAGGTACTAATGCAGTAGCTCCACCAGTACGGTGTAATGTTTTTGACTGCTCACATAGCGACTTTATAAACATGGATGCTTTTGCAGAAAAGGCGAAGGAAGATAATGCAACTGGAGAAGGTGAACTACCAGATCAACTGGAAGAAGTTTAAAAAAGGTTGGTCATTTTTTATACCGTGCCTCGACCCTAAAAAACACAGACGCATCATACTTGCAGAAGTTAAACGACTTAAATACAAAGTAGTTACTAAAGTACGTATAGAAGATGGGGTGCGAGGCATTCGGGTATGGAGAGTTTAACCTTCTAATTCCTCAACATATTTATTACGCAGCTTTTTATCGAAGCGTAAACCGTTTATAAGTTCTGAGGCAGATTGTTGTCGGGACTTAAACGATCTTTTTAGTAAACCTGGAGATACTTTTTCAGGAAACGCTTTAGCAAACTCTGCATATTCTTCTAGTGCTTCACGCGTAGTTTCGTTGTCCCCAGTTGTTATACCAAGGTAGTATTTCTTTAATATATTTTGTCGTCTGTCTAGCACTTTGTTTTCAAAGTTTTTACCGGCGGATCTAATCTCATACAAAGTAGACAAACTTGCAGGAGTAAAACCAAAAAATTGAAAAGCCAAATTATACGCATTGAGGTCTTCCATAATAGGTTGACCATCTACAGTTCTAGCTCCGTCTTCTAAAAAGAAGCGTCCTGTTTTTAAAACATTTCTAATCCCGCTTGGAGCTAATGCTTCTAAACGTCCGTTTCCAAGTAAAGCATTCTCTGCGCCAAGTAAGTAACTACCCATTGGTCCCATTGCTTGGGAAATAGCAGTTAAAACAAGCCCATTTTGTTCTAGGCTGTACGGATCTTCTCTAAACACTAGCCCATTTGCTAATCCAACGCGATTAGATATTTCTAGGTTCATGGCTTTATTAAGTGGGCCTTTGTAAGCAAGATCCCCTATAAACAAACGCAAATCATCTTTAGCATTAAACGGTTCGTCATCATCTCCAAATATCGCTTGGACCATATTTGCAAAGGTAGCAGCCGCCCCGAAAAAAGGTAACCCATTTACTCCTGCTATAGCACTACTCATAGCAAAAATACCTAAAGTTTGTCTTCGAGCTATCCGCTGTATTTCTGGGTCTTGGTTCTTTAAAGATTCTCGCATACCTCTAGCAATAACAAATGCGCTGTTCCAGATAAACGATTTAAACGTAAACATAACACGCCCTAAACCACCAAATGCGTTCTGCATTAGTTGCGGTCCTTCCGCTGCCATGCCTGAAGTATGTACATCTATAACGGTGCTTACGGCTTCATCTATTGCCTGAGTATCTGATTTACCCGCTGCCTTAGCTAAATCATAAGTTGCTATTGCTGTAGTAGCTCTACTGTAAGTTTCTGCATACGTAAAAGGTAAACTACCAAGACTCATAACCTTAGCACCGAAAGAGTCGTAATCTTCTGTTCTTTGACGAGAACCTTCTAAGATTTCTCTTTGCTGAGTATGCTCTAGTTGAGCTTTATCCATTAAGCCTTCGTACAACTTTACATACTTAGGGTCTTTACCCCAGTACTCTTCGCTTGCTTTTCTACCTGTCGCTAGCTTCATAGCGTTAAGCACAGCACTATTGGCTTTACCTATACCGTATTGACCCGCTAGTAATGGCACTGTGAGTAAAGGTACAGAACTTAAGTTAACTACAGCAGAGGACACGTTACCTAGTAGAAAAAGGTTATAAGCTGACGTAGCTGCAAAGGAAATCCCCGAACCATAATTCGGACTTTGTATAAACTCCGCCCTCCTACCAATCTCATCACGCACTGCGGCATCAGTCCCTATACCTTTGGTTAGTGCTATCTGACGCAAGTTATCCTGTATCTTAGGTAAGTATTCTAAGCTGGCTTGTTTACGCACCCATTTCAGCATAGTGTCACCGTACCCACGAACTATATCTGGGGATTCACCTTTCACTAAATCTGCTTTCATTGTGCGCTGCATAAAAGAATTAGCGGGGTATAGCGTTAACATTACTTGATAGACTTCACTACGTTGTTCAGCAGGGAGTACTTCCATTAACCGCCTAGCAAAACTACCTTCGGGGAATGAATCACCGTTGTATGCCGCTTTGTCTGTAGTGTTAAACAGTATAGGATCGCTACCTACTTTATCTGCGTTCTCTTGTATGTACTGATCTCTTTTACGCGGGGACACAAAAGCTTCTACATAACGTTCACCGTTATAATTAAACTCAAGAAAGTAATCACCAAAACGTAAAAAAGGGACGTATCCAATAGCCGAAGTTTTTGCAGTAAACTCATCTCTAATAGCAGCAAGTTGAGAATTATTTTCTGCTTGGCTTTCTACGTACTTACGGAATCTATCGTACATCTGTCTGTAATCAGTACGCATTTCTTTGTACATTGCTTGTACGCGTGGATCTAATCTGTTTAGACGGTTGCGTAACGCTTCATATGTAGCTCTGTTTGCATCGGTAACTTTGAATTCTTTGTCCACATTTACAAGGTCTACAGCAGCACGTCTAGCGTCGTGAGCTATTTTAGATAAAGCTTCTACTTGAGCGGGTAACTCTTTTGCTAGTTTAACAAACTCCCTGTGCTTATTTTGGGCTGTTTGTATACCTCGTTCAATAGTGCCTTGACGTTGCAGTATGGCATCTTGCAAAGCTTTTATTTGTGGGAACTTTTCTCCAAATAGTTTTACGAAATCTTGTAGCCTAAGCGCCCGCATAGCTTGAGATACAAAAGTGCCACCACCTTGAGTGTCTCCCATACGTGAAAGACCGTCTAATAGGGCTTCTTTCTTTTTACCTGCAAGTTCCCCACCAGTATTTAGTGCTGTACGTATAGCTCCTACACCCATCTTAGGTGTACCCAAGAACAAACGATCCGACAATGTAGGATCAACACCCTGAGATACGTCTAGTATTTTATCTACAAAGTCTAAGCCCTTGGTGTACGCACTCTGTTGTGGACGGAAACCAAAGAAACGCGCAATGGCTTCCATGATGGTATTCCACAAGTTTTTATTAGCTGGAGCATTGGGTGCTTTAGTATCCTTAAGCAGTGCTTGAAACTCAGGGTTACCTACTAACTCTGCGGTAAACTCTTGTAAGTCTTGACCACCATAAACATCGCCCATCTGATCTTTTATATCAGAGTAAAACTTAAAAAAGTCTTTAGTTATCTGTAGGTCTGGGTTGTTAAGAGCTTGAGACAAAGAAGCATGGGCTGTTTCATGCAAGAACGTATGTTCTGTAAGTCCTGTTTCGGGGTTAATTACTATAGTGTCTGTATTGGGATCGTAGTACCCGCTTGAGTTTTCTGGCGTAGCACCTACAACTAACTTAGTAGCTAGACCTTGTGAGCTTATTTTACGCAGTACCCGTTGTATTTCAGGAGCCTGAGACGGGATTAGCCTGTTAAGCAGTTGCTTGAAGTTGCCACGTTCCGCTATGCGCCGTTGCTCTCTGTTGAGTGCTTTACCTGTGTACGTAGGCTTATTTTGAAGCCCCATTTCATTAGCCAGATCCGCTAAGTCAGAAGTACCAGCATCTTTTTGTTCTTTTGTTAGTTTTGTTGCTCTAGTTGTCGTCCCCGATTTACCTCGTAACCCCGAAGAAGCAAAGGCTTCGCTCACATCTACAGAGGCATCAGCTTCTTCCTCAACTACATTTTCAGTTATATCCGTAATATTTTTTTCTGCTACTATAGTTTGATTAGGATCAGTCCTTTCTGTAGGCACCGCTGCTCGTATACTAGCTGCTGACATAGGTGCGTTAGCTTTAGGTTGGACTACAGGCGCAGCTTTTTCTACTTCATTTTTTACTTCATTTTTTACTTCATTTTTTACTTCATTTTTTGTTTTGTCTTTTACTTGATTGTTTACTTGATCTTTTATTTCAACTTGGAATTCTGGACGAGCAAGAAACTCATCTATCTTTACAGGTATAGTAGCGCTTTTAGTATTATTTTTAACTGTGTCAAGAACGGCTTTTACTTCTGCGGCTTGGGCAGGATCACTTAAGTCCTTACCAGCTAAAGGACCACCTTCACGTAATATCGCTGCGGTAGGTCCAATTCCAAAGTTTTCTTTGCCCCACGCTTTTAATCCTATCTTGTCCGTAGGAATGACTGTAGAACTTACCGGAGCAGGAGGTTCTGTAACTTCTGGCATACCGCCAAATATATCTCCTTGCCCTGCTGTTACTGCCTCTTCACTTACAGTTGTTGACGGTGTGCCAGCGGGTAAGTTTAAATCTAATTGCTCCGCGCCCAACAACTGCTTACGCCTTTGCGTATCAACTTTTTCTTGAGCTTTTAAAGCAGCTTGGTATTTCTTTTCTACCGCTGGAGTTGGCGCACCCTCAGTAGTAAACATATCTGTCTGCGCTGCTTCTAATTTTTTATTTGCTGCTTTTTGGTCTTTTACTAGCTTATTTGCCTCAGCTATTTCAGCTTTTAGTTTCTTTTCCTCTATTGATACTTTGCTTTTGTTTTCTCTAGCTCTACGTTGAGCCTCTTGTTTTATTTGAAAGTTAGCAATAGATGCTTCTGTTTCTTCTGTAGGTAATATAGTAGATGCGACAGGCGCACCAAATAGATCGCCTTGTGTGTCTTGAGCTTGCGTATCTTGTAAGTCTGACGCAAACGCGGCATCTTCTTTAGCTTTTTTAGTAATTTCATCTCTTACTTTTCTGGCTTCAGTTAAGTCTTGTAATCGTTGAGAACGTTGTGACCCTTCTCTAGCACCTTCTATAGTGCCACCAACTGTACCAAACCCTCCACCTGCTACAGCACCACGAACACTTGCTTCCATGATCCGGTCGAATTCTTTACTACCAAAGACATCAGGGTTGTCATCAATAAATCTTTCAGCAGCTATGCTAATCCCTTCTTGTGCACCCTCAGTTATACCTTCAAGACCTAGCCCAGAAAACAGTCCCGCAGTACCCGAACGCAGCACACCCTGAGACATACCTGATTTCTCAAGTAACTTAGTAGCTATTCCTGCCTTCATAGGACCAGATATATTTTTAGCTAGGGCTAACGGTAGTATTGAATCTAGGCTTGCTGCCGCTGCACCAAACAAAAGAGCCGTACCAGGCGCGGTTTCACCTGTCTCACGATAGACGTTCTCAAAGACTTCAGGTGCGTTAAGTGCGTATGAACCGAAAGCTGCACCGGCTAGTTGACCCGTTGCCCTAGCTGCGCCCGCTACGGGTGCGAGTGCTCCACCTGTTAAAGCAGTGCCTATAGTAAGCCCAAGGTTACCCACCTGCTCACCGATAGTCTCACCTACGAACCGAGTAAAGTCGCCTACACCTTCTACATCTTTAAAGCTTTCAAACTGAGTAGGGTTTAATCTTTGACTAACAGCTTGTTTTTCAGCCGCTTCTGCTAGTTGTTCTTGAGCATACTCATCCGCACCCACGGCACTTGCTGCTATAGCAGGAATAACATCAGTAAACGTAGAGCCTAGACGGTCCAAGCCTCGTGACACACCACCAGTAAACGTGTCTACTAAACCTAGTTCACGAGGGGGTAGCTCAGACGGAAGTGGAGGAGCTGCTTGAGATATTTGCTCACGCAAAACAGCGGCTAGTTCCGACGCTACTGCTGTATCTCCTGCTTTATCCGCAGCTAAAAAGGCAGCTTCAACTTCTTTAAAAGTAGCCATTACTGACGTGGGTTACCCGAATATTTAGCTAGTGCTGCTGCTAACGCGGGAGTCATGGCGATTTCTCCTGTACCACCTAACCCTGCTACCTTTCGTACAAAATTTGTAGCCGCGTCTAATCGGAATTGTGCTTGTTCTGCTTCAGTAAGATCATCATAAGACGAAACGCCCGCTAACATAGCAACGTCGCTTTCCATTTGTGCCCTGTTTTCAGTTTGTAAATACGTTAAAAAAGCTTCAATAAGGTCTGATTGTCGTCGTTGATTGCCCGCAGCAAGTGTTGCTGCTACTTGCTCTGCATATATTGCATTGCGCTCTTGATCTGCACGTCTCTTTTCAGCCACTTGCTCACGTCTAGCTTGTTCTGTTCCTGTGGCTGCACCGGCTAGTGCCAAAGACTGCCCTGTAGTAGTACCGCCCGCTGCCGCTGCACCTTGCTGACGAAGCATATCAAAGTCTATATTTGCTCCAGCCAGACCAGATTTTTTAGGAGGAGGTGGAGGAGGTGGAGTTTTTCTTATAATTTCTTCTACTGTTGTATCTGGTACTTCTTCTGTTTCAGTATCGTCTCCACTTAGAATATTACTCGCTACTGATGTTCCAAGCCCCACTGTACCCACTGTACGAGCAGGACTAAATTGTCTAAAATTTTCAAGCTTGCCTGTTTTCGGGTTATTTCTAACTATTGTTCCACCATCTATACCCCTAGCAGGTTTAGTAAAAGGCACTTGTGCTCCTTTCTTTATCGCTTGTAACGCTTTAGGACCCAACTGCTTTAACCCAGCTAGCCCAGCTATACCAAGTCTGGTAGCTGCGATCTGCGGACTAAGAGAAGCAAGAAGTAACGCAATATTAGTAGCAGACCCTAACTTATCATCAGCGTCAAAAAAAGTATCACCTATAAGTTCCCCTGCACCTGAAACAACTTTTCCAAAATCAGGCATGTAATCTTTTGTTGCTTCATAAATACGTTCTTGTACACCTCCACCTTCGTCAAAACCCTCTACGCCAACTTCTTCTATATCTTCAAAAGACATAGCTGGGTTTAGTTGAGTAAGCATATCGTTGGTTCGGCCTTGCATTAATAGATAGTTAGCAGCTCTACGTGCTTCTTCTGTGTCTCTCTGACGTTGCTGCTCTTGCATTCGTCCAGCTTGACGTAATGCACCTATACCGCCCATTTCTTTATTTGCTGCGTAGCTATCAACAGCTTCTTGAGCACCGGGAAACATATTAGCAAAACGATCTTTTCTTGCTTGTTGTTTTATTCCTAAACCTTGAAGGTAGCTTATTGGGCTAGGATCATCCATCGCTACTAATTGAGCTGTTAACTGATCGCCAGTCATACCAGAAGGAGTCATTACTTCTTGCGTTTCAGTAACGTCGTCTTCAACCTCTAAAGTTCCCAGCCCTTCATTTCTTGCTCTTACTATACGATTAAACTCTTCCTGTTCTTTACGTCGTTCTTTTGTTGCCTCAGTTTCGTCAAAAAGACTTGTAGCAAAATCCCTTGCATCCCTAAGAAAGCCAAGACCTTTACGCGCCGTTTGCCTAGATGCTATTAAACCCGGACTAGGTTCTCTAACACCTCTTTCTAACTGACCCATAATATTTTCTACATAGGGCCGAGTTTGCATAGCTTGCGGAAGAACATCGTAATCCCTACCAGCAGCAATAAATTTATCAGCATTTCCTGCACCCGCATTGTATGCAATAAGCGCAGCTTCAGTATCACCGTCATACCTATCTAACATAGCTTGTAAATATTGTTTAGCAAATTCTCTACTGGCTTTCGGATCAAACCTGCTTCCCTTCATAGGAGCAACACCAAACCCAGGGTCTGCTGCTGTGGACGGCATAATTTGATATGCACCTTCTGCACCGGCGCGACTAACAGCAGTGGGATCACCACCACTTTCTGCGATCATTAACGCGGTTAAAAGGTCTTCTATTTCTCTGCCTTGTTCTTTAGCCCTGCCGCCCGGAGCAAACCCTTCTACCCCACGGCCTTTAAGAACATCACCGTAAGTAACTTTACCGTCTTTGTTTAGATCAGGAAAACTTGAATCTTTAACTTGGCTACCATTAGTACCGTCGAATCCAACAATCCCACCATCAGCCATACGTTGCATGTTAGAAGCATTCATACTAGGCATACCCATTGATTGACGAGCTGCCATTTGTTGCATTTGTTGCCCTCTTTGCCTAATCCCAGGCGCAAGTTCGGACACTATTTCTGACCTAGCACCGGACAACGCTTGTAGTCCTAGTTGATCTTTAACTGTACTAGGATTAGTTTCCATTTGAGCTTGTATGTTTCTAGCCGCTGCTTGTTGTTCGTTATTTACTTTTTGGAGAGCAAGTAAGTCTACTAGTTGTTGGCTTTGCGCGTAGCGTTGTTGTAACGCTTGAGGGTTGTTTGCGTAAGCATCTTCTCGCATTTGTACTTCTTCAAATATGCCAGCCATTATGTATTCCCCTGCTGCGTAGGTACTAAGCCTATACTTTGAAGTAATCCTATAATACCAGATGCACCACCTGCAAATTGTCCTAACGCGCTAGGCTCCGCATACTGTCTAGTTTCAGTACTAATCGGCAAGCCTTGTAGTAACGACTGCTGGTACTGTACTTGTTTAAACGGATAGTCTCTTTCGGTTTCAAACTGAGCTATATCTGCCATAACTCCTTGGCTTTCAATAGCACGTTGTTCTGCACCACCTGCGCGTTGAGCAGCTAAAGCTTGCAATCCATAATTTTGTTCAGTATTAAATTGATTCTGTGCTTGTTGAAAAGCGTCTTGATAACCTGCGCCTGTAATTCCTGCCATTCTATCTAACAAGCCACGCTGTAGTTCAGCTTCCGCAATCCCTTGACGTGACCCACCATACGCTCCTGCCTTACCGTACTGACTTTGCAGTCCTTGCTGGGCTATATCAGCTTGTCTTCTTGCGGCTGCATACTGCGGTTCAAGTGCGCCTTGTAAGTAAGGAGTCATGTATTGTTGAAGTACGCTATCTGTAGCGGGAGCATAAGTCCCTGTTTGCCCCATTGCGGCTTGCTCGGCGGTAGGTGGGGTATACCCTGCACCTGTAAATGATCCTGCCATACTTGCTTGTGGGACGGCTAAGTTAGCCAGTCCTGTAAAAGCTTGATTCTGTAGTTGCGATTGTGCAGCAGTAAGTGGTCCTTGGTAGGCTTGATAGGGCATATCTGCTAACGCAGCACCTCTACCCAGCATCTCGCTAACGTAAGGCCCAGCAAAAGGCGATAACGAACTACTTTGTCCTAGTATAGTTGGAGTTGCCATAGTTGTTTCCTTACGCTAAATATTGATTAGGGTCTATTTGCTTACCCTGATTAGGATTACCAGTGCGATCTTTACGCACTCTGTCCATCATACTGTATAGGTTTTGCGCTCCTGCATCGGAGTTACCATTACCCAAGTGGCTTACCACATCTGCGGGTATAACAAACTCGCCATCACTTAAAGCAGCGGGTTGGGAGTTACCTATCATAGCAGGAATATCATCAGCCATACCATCTGTAGAACCACCTAAATAGTATTGGTTTATATCTCCACCTTGGGCATATTGGTCAGGGTATAAGTATTTATTAACATCAGCTACAGTAGTGTTGCCATACAACTCTGGATACAGCGTACTGTAATACTCAAGAACTTCGTTAACATCTGTGTTACCTGCATTTATAAGACGAGTAATAAGGTCTTCTTCTTCTATACCTAAATCAGTAGCTAATTGATTCGGAGTTTTTTCTCCTGAACGCAACTGCGCTTCATAGCTAGGGAAAGGGTTAACTGGTCCCATTGGACTTTCATCACTAAACTCATCAACAAAATCAATAACAGAATCAGTAGTAGGTGTAGTAGGTGTAGTAGGTGTAGTAGGTGTAGTAGGTGTAGTAGGTGTAACAGGTGTATCAGGTGTAACGGGTGTAGCAGCAGTGCTAGTGTCCGTTGGGATCGCACCTAAGAAAGAATTAGCTAAGGCTATATTGTCTGCTTCTTGAGCTGCCAAAGCTTCTGTATATGCAGCATTTTGAGCCGCTATCTGCTCTGCACCTATGATGGCAGGAAGTCCACCCTCTGTAGTGCTAGTTGGTGTGTACTGAACATCTGTAAAGTATTGTCTTCCTGCACCACCGGGCCGTCTACCAGTGTTATCAAAAGCATTGGGTACTAGCTCTCGTGTTGCCTTATAGTCAGGAATACCGCCCTGATAGCCTAAACTTCCTTGGGACTGAGTGTCTCCACTCATACCTAACAATCCACCTAATCCACCCCCAATAAGACCGATTAAGTTTTGATTCTTATCGTCCCCTAGAAAATCCATAACCTTACTACCAAAACTTTTGCTGTTTTGATTATTTGTAAGTCCTAAATCTTGATTTAACGCACCACCTAAATAGTCTATAGGACCACCACCAGTAGTAAACTTCTGCACAGGTCCACCTTTGTTATATATGTACGGCATAATATCCTCGTCATTGCTAATGTCAGGTGCAAAAATGCTTGGCCCTGCAATATTGTATAAGTAATCTATGTCTACTAGCTCGCCTGGGCTTGTTTGTACTATGCGCTGCCCAGCAGAAGATGTACCAAAACCACCACCTCCGCCACCTCCGCCACCATCAGATGATTCAGAAGCCACAGCGGGTGTTTTAGGTTCGGGCGCAGGTTGATCTGTACCTGCATTAGTACGTGGTATAGCAGCAGGTGTTAAATCCCCAACTGTCTGTACTTTAGGTGTTGTAGTTTCGATGAGTGATAAAGACTCTGGTGGAGGTGTACCCTTAACAACTGTATCAAGATCACCCATATCTCCGATAACATCTAATTGTTCTACTCCACTCGATCCAATCTTTGGTTCTTTTCCAAGGTCAACACCGTAAGCAGTGGGGGGAACTACTGCATCTTTTACTTTATTTAATCCTTCTATCCCATCTTCTACTGCATCAACACTTACACCTAGCTCTTCAGAAGCTTGTCCTACTAAAATTTCTTTAATTATATCTTGGTTTATTATTTCGTCTGCTGCAACTTTACCTGTAAGAACTCCAGTAACCCTGTTTAATATAGCGTCTAGCCCAGCGTTTCCGGTCGTCACTCCTGTTTGTGTACCCGCACCAGTTGTACCTGTACCTATTACTGGGCTACCGCCAGTTTGCCCCCATACTACTGTACCGCTTTTTTGTACGGGAGCGCCGATTATTTTAGTAGGGTTAGGCAAATTTAATATTTCAAATACTTTGTCTATACCTTCACCAACTTTTCTGCCTACAGTATTTATGCCGCCTTGGACTGTTTCTATTCCTTCTTGAGCTACGTCTATCCCCTTGTCTAATAGGCTTTGAGGATCATTTGCTGCCGCCGCTTCTTGTTGCGCCCCTATATCTGCTAGGTAATCAACTATGTCTTGTTGGCTGGGCTGAGGCACACCTGCTTGTTTAGCTTTACCCGCAACTAAAGCATTAATAGCTAGCTGATTACTTTCATCCTGCCCCCCAAATTGAAGTATGTTCCTGACCATATCTTCGGTATCGCCTTTCATCTGATCTACAGAAAGACCTAAACGTTGCGCTTCTAACTGTTCGGGAGTTAATTGAGTTTCTAACTGACTAAGAAGAGCATCGGAGGCTTGTGCGTCCATAATTGCTTTTACATCTTGATACCCCATCCCTGAAAGTAAGGCTCCGTAGGGCACAAAACCCTGTGGGGTGTATACCATAGTATCTTCTTTTGGTTCTACGAGAGTACCCATACCTATCCCTACGGTGTTGGAAGCGTTTCTGGCAACGCTGATACAAAAACTACGGTTACTAGGGTAGACGGCACGGCAGGGCGGGGACTTGCAGCCGCCTGATAATCAATAGTTATACCTGTATTGTCTGTTGCCCACATAAGTTCTACATATTGTCCTGCTGTTAAGTCTAGGGTAAAACTGTACTCAAAATCATCTACTCCACCTGACCCTGCTACGACGTGCATTCTAGCAGTATTTGCTATGTCTACCCCACTTCTACGTACCCAGAACGACAGCTCTTTTGAGTTAGCATTGCTGCTAGTCAACTCTACTGAGAGTTCAAAGTTATAGACCCCTGAGTAGAGTGGTGTAATTCTTGTCTTTGGTGTCCCCGCTATACTTATGGCTTCACCTAAATATGTATTCTCAAACTGTAACGCATATGCTGTATTTATAACACTGGCGTTTTGATCTGTAGTAGAAAAGAACTTTGCATTAGGAGACTCTACAAACCGACCTCCCTGTTCCCCAAATACATTGTTAACTGCGTTTGCTATCAAGTTAAAGAAGAGACGCAAGATGTTGTTTAGGGCATCAAGATACTCTTTTAACGGCCCAGCTTTAGGTATCGGTAGCGCAGGGACTTGAACTTTCTGTACGAGCCGCTCTGCCACTAGCCTCTCCTGCCATCAGGACGCATCTCCAACCGTGGTATACCTAACTTCCATGCTACACCTAGCTCAGTAGACTCAAGCTTAAACGCCATCTGTCTACCCCGTACACGCACAAATACTTGTCCTGTAAACTTCTCAATAGGTACAGTAGCAGAACGAGTTACCGTAGCGTTGTCCACACCACCCTCAGACGTAGGGCTATAGTAACCAGAACCAGAGTTCTCCATAGGTAACAAAGTCATTACTGCCGCAGGGCTATCCACTGTAGACCCCTCAAACGTTACGTCAGGCAACATACGATTGATAAACATAAACCTGTCACCGTTATCCAAGTCAAACTCAGAGGATAAGAGCGTAGCTGTAATAGCGGAAGGTACACCCGTTTGGTTATCATCCATACCGACTTCATGATTAACTAAGTTGTTACTATAAGTAGCAGCTAAAGGATTCTCTCGTAGATCAGAGTCTATCCAAGCACTACGTGCTAGTGTGCCGTAGTACCAAATGTCTTGTAGGTAGTTGTACACCACATA